GCTCCAAAGATAACACCGCTACCAAAGAATCGTTTCTGTGTAGCAGAGTTAGGGATGGGGACTAAAGTATCGCAATCATCAGCAGCCGCTATAATTGCGGCCCAGTCGATTTTGCTGGATGGGATACCTAAGCCGAACTCGTCATCCATTAGGTAATCAGCGATTATTAGGGCGGGGTTTTTGCCTTGATCACCTCGGTCTATAGAAGCCGTGCTTAATGTGTCGTTGTCATATACAACATAGCTTGCGTTAGTTGGGCTTGCGCCAGCAGTGCCACCAGCATTAACCTCTAAGCGAGGATCATAGATCTTCTTTCCTTTAACCAAGGCTTTGATGTTTTGGACGTTACCAACCTCATCCCATACTTCCCGAGAGCCTTCGTTAATAGTCCAGCGGGTATATAAACTTGCTACGTTGTCACCACGATGGGTGGATAAGTATTCTTGTGAAGTAACTGAGTCTGATCGTAAGCCAGCATAAGCGGTCTGTGATGCGGTTCCTAATCTAGTGTCGATGTAAACAACTGTCTCGCTATTGCCGCCCTCGTCATTTTTAGGACCAAAGAATCCGCTAGTAACGGCTTTGGTGGTCGAGTTATATATACTGCCGTTGGTTAAATCTATTGACTTGTCATCAAGAAATATCTTGCTGATCTGCGTCAACTCATGACCAGCTAAAGCAACAACTTGATGAAGGTGTTTATTGTTAGATCCAGATACCTGAGCGTAAGTTAATGGGCCGCTGACCATTGTCTCGCCATAAACCATCTTGCGAGGCTCTGTCGTAGATCGTACTGTGGTCTGTCTGCTGCGGTCATTGTCATCGACTGAGAAGTTAATCTTCGGCTTTAGCATCTTGGATGCTGCAAACACGCCACCAACTATCGCTGCCGCACCAACGACTGCTGCTGCTGTTCCAGCGACCGCGCCGAACGTAGCAAAAGACCCGACCGCTGATAAAAAAGCTACTACTGGTGGCATAAGTTCCATCCCAATGATATGTATTCGCTTGGCAGTCTCGCCAAACCTTTATGCGTTAAGCAGATCGCGTGATCGCCTAATTTAACGCCTAGCAACTGGTTATCAGGTATCACCACTAAGACTGGGCTTCCGTCCTCCAACCCTTTGATGTCTACAGTTGATTCGCCTAAAACCGTTGAAACTGTGTCTTCCAAATCACCATTTTCTTTGATGATGTCGTAGGCTTCTTCTTCTGAGTTGTAATTAAAGTCAGCTAAGTAGTCTTTGCCAGTTAGCTCTTTGACTATGAACCCAGCAAACTGACAACAATCAGCATCTCCGTAAGTAAACTCTCTACGCTCCCATTTATTTAATGCTTGTAGGATTCTAAGCTGCATTAAAATGCCGACCTTCTTTCGGGAATAGTATCGTCTTCATCAAGACCTTCAACCACGCCGGTTCCGCTTTTCCTAACACCCCAGTCTAAAGTGATATCTTGCATCTCTTGCAAGTGAGTAAAGAAGGTGTCACCTGATGAGGTGGCTTGCTGTGACGCATTCGTGTAAAGCAAGTTTGCAGATCGCTCAAACATTGCCAGCTCGCTCTCGGCGCTTAGGGCTAGGGTGTCTCCGCTATCTCCACCAAGCCTAACGTCCATGGTATCTATGAACCCGTTCCATATAACGTCAGGGGTCGCCACAAGCTGATCGTCATCGTTTAATGCGCCAACGTACAAAGTAACAGGGCGTTGATAGTAAACTTCTTTAACGGCCTCTGCGACTAAGCCAGCATCCAACCCTGATAAAGTTAGCTCAATATTGTAGGGGCTAACCTGATCGCCCTCTTGAATCGTGCTGATCTGGCCCAAGTCTCCAGTACCAAGCCAATTAACATTTCCAGAGCCATCATTCCACGTATAAGTGCCTAATCCGTTATGCAACCTAATCGTGCCAGCAGAGCTTGGATCAAACTCTAGCTTAACGAATACGATAGGGTTTACATGGCTGGCAGCGTAGCTTGTCGCTGTATTTGATGCTAGATCTCTGCTCACGCTAGAACATCCTCTATAGCTTCAATGTTGAATGATGAGTATATCCCTGGCTGAGTATCCCATCCAGTTGAACCCGTCATCATAAACACACCAACAGGGCTAACTAGCTCTACGGCCTGACCTACCGACGAGACTCTAACTTCTGGCGAAACCTTGATAGCAATCGTTGTCGATGTGCTAGTAACGTCCTCAATGCACATAAATAACTGATTATTGGCGCTTAAATAATCGCCCTTCTTAACCGTTAATGAGCTTGTAAGTGTTCTGGTGCAATTTAAAGTACCACCGCTGCTTGCTGCTGTGACTAAACCTGTTTGTACGCCTGTACCTCTTCGGGTAAACGAATGATCTTTGATGCTGAATCTATGCCTTTGCCCTTCTAGCATGGCCATAAACGCTTGCATATTCGCTCGATCATCATCGAATAAGTTCTCAAATGATAGAGATATCCTCCAATGCGCCCCTTTCCTAGCAGCAGTCTGTACGGCCTTAGTTAGTGGGCTTTCAAATATTCGACTATTAGTCACTAACTCCCAGCTTGAGGCGCTAGGCAATACGTTTGGTACCTCTGTAGCAAATACAAAAGTGGTCATACAAATCTACGCCTTTTCATCAAGTTCTGGATGTTTCTTGTAGTAGATTCTGAGGTCTGCTTCATAGCTAGACGGATCTTTTGATCTACGCTTGCATCAGCGCCTCTCGCATCCACATTGTTTATTATAGTGATACCACCGCCGCCGCCAACTGCTTGTTTTAATTGATCGTTGCTCGATATACGACCAGAGCCGCCCATAGTCAAGAGTTCTGGGCCTCTTTCACCAACCAAGTAGGACTGACCGCCCCTAACCTGACCGCCAGTTGCTCTCGCTGCTGCTGCCGCTCCGCTGAGTGCTGAAATTGCACCCGCAATCGGAGCAGTAACACCAATCGCTGTTGCCATTGCTGCTGGAGCTGCTGCTGGGCCAACTACGGGGATTGCTGCTGTACTCGCAAATGCGTTTAGTCCAGCCATCATACTTTGAGCTTGCGCTGTTAGCCCTAAATAAGTCGCTGATGCTGCGGCTGTTGTTTTGCCTATTAACTTTTCGACAGCAGCTAAAGCCAGTCGTTTTGCAATCATCTCTGAGATCATGCCCAAGAAAGAACTGAGCATATCCTTGGTGAATTGAACAAACGCCTCTTTAACTGTCATTGTCCCAGTTAATATCCCATTGAAAGCGTTGGCTAAACTTCTCTCGAAATTGACAGCCATCAGCATTTGCAGAGCATCTATGTTTTCGATTGCCTGTTTTGTGCTTAACATCCACTTTTCAACAAGAGACATTCTATCGTAGGCTAATTGAGCTTCCCGCTCTAACGCTCTAGCTTGTCTTTCTGCTTCTTTCCTTTCTTTCTCTTGTTCTTGAGCATCGACAAAGGCAACAAAATCCTGATGAAGTTTTTTCTTAGCATCAATAAAGCCTTCTTCACTAAGCAATCCTGCTTCGTTAGACTGCTCTAAGATTTTTAGAATAGCTTGTTGCTGCCTAGCAAAAGACAAGACAGCAGGGCTAGTTTCGCTATATAACTTAGATAATGCTTGTTGGGTTCGCTCTCTAAGAGCAGTTTTTTCTAGCTCAGTCCTTTCTGTCTGTTTTAACTCAGCCTCAAGCGCGTCGAACATGCTGGCTCTGTTTGCCTTAACCAATTCGTCATGCTTATCCATCTCCGCTTTTGCCCTAGCAGACATATCCCTTCTAGCTTTTGCGCTTTGCTCTAAGGAAGATACAGTCTTTAACTCTCCCTCTTGGATCATGGTTTGTACTTTTTCAAGATCCTGAAGTGCGCTTGTAGCTAAACGAACATTTCTAGCTTGATCTACGAAAACTTCCGCAAACTTGTCATAAGCTGCTGTATCTGAAGATTCTTCCCTCAAACCCTGAACAGTCTTTTGTAATTCAACAAAACGCTCTGGAGTTCTATTTGCTTCAAAATCGGCAAGAGCTAAAGCTAATTCATTAAACTGACGGCCAGTTATGCCCATAGCCTGACCAGCTTCTCGTATACGTCCCTGAAACGCTATGGAGACTTTTGCGCCACGCCCTAACCCGTCGGAAAAGTTATCTATGGTTTCTTCAAACCTTCGGAATAAATCTCCTTGGCCAATAACATCAAAATCGAGAGCTTGCTCGATTTCAGAAATTGACTGCTCTAAGCCTCTTTTGGTCTTACTTATATCCAGCCCTATCTCAAGCTCTGCTAACGCGCTTGATTCTTTTGCTAAAGTTGCGAACTCTTCGCTTAAAGCTAAAACGCCGCCTTTAGTTCTGTCTGTTGCCGACTTCAGTCGGTCAAGGGCTTCTCCGAGATCATCAACTTCTTCCTCTGCGTCCATAAGTCCAGGAAGAAGAGTTCCTGCGATTAAAGCGCCAAAGGCAATAAACGCACCGGCAATTGCTCCCCCTGGGCCAAAGATAGATAAGATTTGGGGTCCCTGTTGGGCTAGGATTGTTAAACCGGCGGTTCCGGATTGAGCTTGGACTGCCACATCTTGAAGTTGAAAGGATAACTGCTGGGTAGCGCCTCGCATTGCGCGAAACCCACCTCTAGCTTCTTTGTGAACTTTAGCAGCTTGACTAACCGCCGAGGTCGTCTTTTTCTGCTGGGTTTCATACTGCTTTTGAGTGGCAGTATTTTTCTTGGTTTCTTCCTTGTACTGCTTGACCGCTTCCTCGGCCTTATCAGCACTAATACCCAGCTTTTGAAGTGCTAGGTGTGCTTCTTTGATGCCCTTAGAGGTGACTCTTATGTCTAAATTTGCGTCAGCCATTCTTATTTGCCTCTACCCTTTGGGCTTGGTCTAGTTCGACGATTGTGTCTATCTCAAAAAGTGTTAGCTCTCCAAACATCTCCATATAGTCTTTTATATGAGAGTAGCTAATCACCTCTCCAGATGCGTTCTTCAACCGAACAAACATCAACCAAAGATAAACAAGCTCGTCCCGTAAAACAGGCGCGGCTTGCAACTCTTTAGGCTTGCGTCCTAGCGTCTTCTCGACTTGCCGTAAGTTTTCAAGACGACTAACCTTTGAATCTTTGTCGTAACCAGCAGCCCAAAAGTGCCACTGTGCATACTCTAAGATCTCATCAGTTAGCCCCTGATAAAATTTTGGCGCTGGCTAACAAAAGTCATAACCTGAGTTGCTACATCAGGTGATTGGTCGTAGATCTTTCTGGCTGCCTCGGGTGAGAAAGGAACATCTTTAGCATCCTTGCCCTTTCCCTGTTTCAAACCCTTCCAGCCAATTGTTACTGCGACCAAAAGATCAGTCATGCTGTCAGCATCGTCAATCTCAAGATTTGCTCGATTAGACTTTAGAATCGCTTTCCTAAACGTCTTTGAGTCCGGCCCCCTAACTATAAAGACCACATCTGACGGCTCGCCAGTGCTTGGGTTATTTATAGCTACCTCTCGGCCTTTCTCATGCTCATCCGCTGTATAAAAATCGTTAATATCCATCCTTCCCTCACTCTCCCTATTTAAGCATCGTCTTTAGTAATCTGTAGTTGGCTGCTGATTCCTGTGTTGAATAACGCGATAAAATCTAGCGTTACTGTAACAGCGCCAGGGCCGCCGACCTCTGGATTACCCGAGTTATACTTGACGTTAGGCATGTTGAAAATGTAATCATTCGACGCGCCATCGGTCAAAGTAAATGTAATCGCTGATGAAGTTTCGTTGATAAACTTGTCAATCAGAGTGGTGTTCTCGAAATATGCAGTAATCGAGCCGGTAACCGTAGATTTAGCTAATGGTGGCTGCAAAGTAGTTGAATCTCCAACCACGTATTGAGCTTCCATTCCATTCTCGATGTTCAACTCAAGAGCTGTAATTACCGCGATAGCAGAACCACCTTCAGTGATAGCTCCGGTAAAGCTATCAAATGGGTCGGTAGTAGTTGCGGCAGAATAACTTGATCCTGAGATAGCGGCTCCTGCTGTTGCCAAGTCTTTACCGATAACCGAGAAGGAACCCGTAACCATTGAGTTAGGGGCGATTGACAAGCTCATGCTGTTAAAAGCGCAACCAGTTGATCTGATGTACTTGTTGATATCTTCATGGTGACGTTCGATAGTGAAAGATCGAGCAGTGGTTCCTGTCACGATAGTCTCAGGATCTCCGTCAGAAGTCCAAGTTCCGCACATTACCGCCTCAATCAAATCATCGAATGATCCGTAGGAAAGC